TACCGTAAGTGGAGGAGTGATTACATATGCAAGTAAGGGAGCTTTTACCCATGATCGCCCTGCTGAAAACACAGCGGGTACGACTGTTCCACTCGCCGGACGGGGCGCTGATCGGAGACTTCAGGAGGGAGGATATTCTTCCCGCCGTTTGCGGCAGAACGGTAGCCGCCCTGCTCGATGCGTCCCTGCTGTGCATGGACGCCAACAACAACTACATCAATTTATACGTTGCAACTGGAAAGGACAATTGATATGTGGGGAGCATTTTTTAGCTGGGGAGTGCCGATGTTTGTGATCGGCATAATGACAGGCTTTGCCTTCGCGCCACGCAAAAGGAGATGAACATGGAAGCGTGCACAACCGGACAAACCCTGTGCTGGCGTTGCCGGAGGGCGACCAACGCGCCGGGCATGGGCTGCAGCTGGTCTCGCCACGCCGATCCCGAACCTGTTGCGGGCTGGGAGGCAAGGGAAACAACACTGAAGAGCAGCGACTATTACCACGGCAAAAACTACACGACAATTATACAGTCCTACGTCATCCGCGCCTGCCCGCTGTTTTTGCCGGACGGGAAAAGCGAGCCGCCGCGTATACAAAAGAAGTGGATCGTCGAAGTGGACGGCGAGTGGCTGACAACGCAGGAGACGAGGGAGCGGCTGGGCATCGACAGGCACGAAATATACAAGCTGATCGAGCGCGGCAAGCTCAACGCCAGGCAAGTGGAGTGAATGAGCTAAAAACATATCAAAAGTACTGATTATCCCAAGGAGGAAAGCGAAATGACAAAAGATGAAATAATCGTCATGCTTGCGGAACAGCTTGCCGAAGTGCGGCATGACCGCGACCTGTGGAAAGCTCTTTATCGGAACGAGATAGACAAGAGGCTGGAAAAGGAAGGTGAGTAATGGAGCAGTACCTTTTAGCTAAAGCCTACAAACCGTTTGAGGACACCTACTATGACCGATATGACCCTAATCTTTTAAAACAGGAGGCGAGATAATGTCACTTTACGACATAGCGAAGAATCTCAATGACTTCATGGACGCGGTTGACCGTGGAGAGATACCAGAAGAAGCCGTGTATGACACCCTCGAAAGCCTTGATATGCAGCTCGATGACAAAATTGACAACGTGGCCTGCATGATAAAGAACCTTGCCGCAGAGGCAAAGAGCATCAAGGAGGAAGCCGACAATCTCACCGCCAGAGCCAAGGCTAAGGCCAATAAGGCCGAGTGGCTTAAAGGATACCTTGCAACGCAGATGCAGCTATCCAATAAGGAAAAGTTTGAAAGCAAGCGGAACAAACTGACATTCAGAAAGTCAGAAAGCGTCGAGGTAAACGAGGAAGCCTTTATAAAGTGGGCGGCGCAGGGGCATGACGAGCTTCTGACCTATAAGCCCCCCGTGCCTAACAAAACGGCGATAAAAGAGCTTCTGAAATCCGGCGGGACGGCAGAGGGCGCGGAAATCGTTGTAAAGCAGAATTTGCAGATAAAGTGAGGGGAGCATGTTTAACGAAAAGACTGTAGAACATACAAAAGATGGAGATAAGCCGGTATGGCAATCCCCCAAGTATATTGCCGCAAAGGAAAAGGCCATAGAGGCCATCAATAGCGGTAAATATGGCCTTACGGAGGCTGATTTCTGGATACTAATGAATCTCACCGCAAAGAAAGACAAGATGGCGTACAGCGGCCTAATAATCAGCCACAACGGGTGTTTAAAGATCAATGACTGTCTTGAAAGCAAGTTCACTCCTTCTTGTGTGTTTTTTGACAAGGACGGATATAAAAACTCACTGGTATACAGTTATTGCAATGATGAACAGGGTATTTACGAAGTGGGCGAGGTAAACGACAAAAACTGTAGCAACGCTTATCCATACGCCATGGCTTATAAGAGGTTGTTTGATCGCGTTGTGTTGAAACTCTCAAAGTTCGCTTACTCTGGGATAATGTCCGATAGCGAGAGCGAAGAGTTTGTTCAGCCGGAAACGGAAACCAATGCAACGTCTCTATCCCGCTCGAAATTTAAACCCAACGTTTACGACACGTTTTCCGCCGATCCTGACGTAAAGGCCATGCAGGAGGAAGTTATAGCCCTGTGCAAGGGGAGCGTGGATTTAGCCAATAAAGCGGCGAAAAAGAACTACGGTGTGGACGTGTGGAATATGACGCGGGAGCAGTTAAGCACCACGCTCGACAAGCTGAACGCAAAGGGGGCTTAAATGGAGCTGTGGGACGAAATAATGACAGAGCAAGCCCTACTTGACAGGGCGGTGCAGGAGCTAAAACCGCGAGGACGGAAAAAGGCCGAAACAGAGCGCGAGTACAGAATGGCGCTATCTAAAAGGCTTACCGTCCTCCGCGCCGAGGGGCAGCCGGTAACACACCTTTTGGACATTGCCAAGGGCGAAGAAGATATAGCCAAACTGAGAATGGAACGGGACATAGCTGAGAGCCTATATGATTCGGCGGTGGAAGCGATAAACGCGCAGAAGCTAAAGATAAGGATACTCGAAGGGCAGCTATCCAGAGAATGGGGGAACACAAAATGAAAAGCAAACGAACCAAGGCGTGTGAGATACCCCCGAAGGTCAAAGCGCGGGTATGGGAGAGAGATCATCAGTTATGCGTCCTCTGTGGGCGCACAGGAAGCCCTGTGGCGCATTTTATCCCGCGAAGCCATAACGGTAAGGGGATAGAACAAAACATCGTTACACTGTGTCCTGAGTGCCATAGGGACTATGATAATTCGGAAAGGAGGCCGGAGCTTAGAAAAAAGCTGAGAGCGTATCTCATGGCAAAGTATCCCGATTGGAACGAAGAAAAACTAACGTATAGGAAGTGGAAAAATGAATAAAGCAATTTTGACCGGAAACCTGACGAAAGACCCAGAACTAAGGACGACCACAAGCGGAACAAGCGTATGCACCTTTACGGTAGCGGTGCAGCGCAGATACAAGGGCACTGACGGTAAACCCCCTGTTGACTATCTCAATATAGTAGTGTGGCGGCAGTTGGGCGAGTTGTGCGGGAAGTACCTTTCAAAGGGCCGTAAAGTCCTCATAGAAGGTGAGATACAGAACAGGAGCTATGAGGATAAGGACGGAAACAAGCGGTACATAACCGAAATCACAGCGGAAAACGTTGAGTTTCTCACGCCGCGAGAAAAAACGGACACTCCGGCAGGGTTTACCGAAATAGACGACGAGCCTTTACCCTTTTAGTCATGGAGTACGTAACAGAAAGCCGCCTTGCCACGATAGGCGAGGGCGATGGCTGGTCGATAGAACTCTACCTTATGGCATACCCGGACACCTACAAGCCCTTTTATGTGTTAGGGCTATGGGACAAACGGGAGAATCGGATTAAAAAATCAATTTCTTTCGCGCCGGATGACATGAGAAGGTTAAGGGACGTACTGAACGAATACATACGAGGTTAATGATGCAATACATCAGTCAGATAAACGCCTATTGGAATTGGGTAAAACTAAACGCCCTACCTTCCAGAGCCGGATATTTGTACTTTGCAATTTTAGATTGTGCAAATACGGCAGGCTGGAAGCGGGAGTTTAACGCGCCTAATTCAACGCTGCAAGCGATGGCGGGACTTGATAAGAACGGTTTAACGAGGTATCGCAATATACTGATACAGCAGGGCTTGATTAAATACAAAGCAGGAGACAGGGGGGCTACCGGGAAGTATGAAATCGTCCAGCTATATGACAATGGTATTGATTTAGGTATCAAAAAAAGGAATCAAATTGATACCCAAGTTGATACCCAAACCGAACCCAAGTTGATACCCAAACCGAACCCAAATAGGGTACATACAATAGATAAAGATAAAGATAAAGATAAAGACAAAGATAATATATCCCCCTCTATAATCCCCCCCAAGGGGATACCACCCACACTTGAAGCCGTGAGGGAATACTGCAAGGAACGCAGGAACAGCGTTGATCCGGAGAAGTTTTATGACTTCTACGCCTCTAAAGGTTGGATGGTGGGGAAAAACAAGATGAAGGACTGGAAAGCTGCTGTCAGGACATGGGAACGCAGCAGAAGCGAGATACCCCGCGTCTCGACATGGGATAATCCGGTCTACGAGAAACTGTGCTTGCCGAAAAAGCTGTTTTAGGTTCTGCGCTTCTCAGTCGTGAGGCTTTAGAGAGAATATGCGGGGAATTGAGACCTGACGATTTTGAGAGGCCGGAACACCAAGAGATATTTTCCGCTATCTTTGCCCTTTTCAACGCAAACGAGCCGGTAGACCCCGTAACGGTAGCTGACAAGCTGGGCGGCAGGGCCGGAGGGATACAGTACATCACGGAAATAGTGACCGGCACTGTATCAGCAGCAAATGTGGATTATCACATCAAGGTGGTGCTGGAGGAATCCAGAAAGCGACACGCCATTTCGGGGCTGCGGGAAGTGGTCAAGGACATGAAATCGGGAAAGGACGAGGGATACCTTGACCGTATGCAGGGCGTTATAGACGCTGTACGGGCGCGTGGAGGGCGTAAAGTAAGCAGGGTAGGGAAAGACTTTGACGCGGCCCTATATGGGCTTATAAACGGCGCTGAGGGGCTTACAACGGGGTTTCAGGTTCTCGACCAGACGTTAGGCGGGTTGAAAAGAGGGCATTTAACCATCATCGGAGCCAGACCGTCAGTAGGCAAGACCTCACTTGCCATGAATATAGCCGTGAATATGGCTTTGTTCGACAGGACGGTAGCGGTGTTTTCGCTGGAAATGCCGAGGGAGGACGTGCTTCAAAGGGCAATCATCAGCTATGCGAAGTGCAGCCGTGATGAAATGTTCAGCGGCGGTCAGGAAGCGGTTGACAGGATACAGAACGCCGTAAGCAAACTGAGCGCGACAAGGTTGTATCTGTCGGATAACGCCTATACCGTGGAGGCAATAAGGTCACAATGCTACGCGATAAAGCAACAGGAACGGGAATTAGACCTGATTGCGATTGACTATTTAGGGCTAATACAATCCAGCCTGAGAAACCGCACGCGGGAAAACGAGGTATCCGACATAAGCCGAAAAATAAAGCTTCTGGCGAAGGAACTGAATGTCCCTGTCGTTCTTCTGTGCCAGCTCAACAGGGCGATAGAAGGCCGGAACGATGGAAGGCCGAGACTATCGGACTTGCGGGAATCGGGAGCCATAGAGCAGGACGCGGACGAGGTATTATTCCTTCACCGACCCGACCCGCAAAGCGAGGACGCGAGCATCATCGTGGCGAAGAACCGAAACGGGCAAACCGGGGAACTAAGCGTGAAATGGTACGGAAAGTATTTTCTGTACGAGGATGAAATTGTGGAATGGGAGGAACTATGACAGAAGAACTCGCAAAGTGGATAACGCAAACCATATTCCAGAGCGTGATGGACAACATGAAGGACGGAAAGGCCGTTGTAAGTGTTAATGGCGTTACCGTGTTGACCTTCACCGACAACGGTAATGGCTGGGATATACACTGGGATGAGTAAGGCGCAGAGAGAAAAAGGCAAAGCCGGAGAACGGGAGCTTGCCGCCCTGTTCCGTGAATACGGGTTCAATGCCCGGCGCACTTCCCAATACTGCGGACAAACGGGGGACGCATCGGACGTGATAGGTTTACCGGGGATTCACGTTGAGTGCAAACGCTGCGAGACGACAAAAATCCATGAATGGATGGCGCAGGCGAGGCGCGACGCGAAGCCGGAGATTATACCGGCGGTGTTCCACCGAAGGAGCCGCGAAAAGTGGTTAGTAACTATGCAAGCGGAGGATTTTTTGAGGTTGTATGAAGCAAACGCTATGTTGGACGTGCCGGAGAGCGACAAATAAACCCGGTTTAGGGTGCAGTTGGAGCCGCCAAAACGGGATGCCCGTTAAAGGCTGGAACGCAAGACCGACAACGATAAACTGTCATGGTATTACCGGCTGGGATGGGGAAAGCTACCACGTCAAGGAGTGCCCGTTATACCTGGCGGATGGAAAAAAGGACGAGACAGGTTGTAGGGTTTATGTACAGCAAGGCGAAGAAAAGCTGACGGTAAGGGAAATGGCTGTGAAGGCCGGAATATCAGAGTTTACAGTGCGAAAAAGAATCAAGAGGGGGATTTATGAAACTGCAAGCGTATGAGTTTTACGAAATCCACGATGGAAAAGAGAATTATCAAAAGACCTTTACCACTCTCAAAGCGGCGAAGAAATACTACACCCGAATGACGATGCAGGGCGCACTTTTAAGGGCAAAGGTTGACGGTAAGCAGTTACTTATTCACGAAGCGGACGAATTATTCAGGAGCAACGATGAAGTACAGCGAAATAGTAGACCATTACGGTGCAAAGCATCAAGCCATTAAAGCCGTTGAGGAACTGAACGAGCTTGCCGTTGAACTTAGTAAGTGGGTGAACGGCCAAGGCAGCAGGAAGAAAATCCTCGAAGAGTGCGCGGACGTGGAAATTATGCTGTGGCAGATGCAGACAATATTCGGGGATTGGGACGACTGGAAAGCCTATAAATTAGGCAGAGTAGAGGGGCGGATATGGAAAGAACAAGGATAAACGCAGAAGGAAAAGAATTATTTGCTTCTCTATACGCCGTTGAAAATATCCTAAAGGTGTACGAAGAAAAGTATCACCGGCTGGTAGACCGTATCCCCAGCATAACGGTATGCAAGCGCCTGTTTCCGAGCGTGAAGTTACTGCCGACTGATCGGTGTAAAAAGAGAGCGACGGCATGGCAGAAGCACTTTTGATGGCAGAGTACGCAAGGAGGCACTTTTGATGGATGAGAAAAAGATACTTGACGTAACGTGCGGATCCCGATCGATATGGTTTAATAAGCACCACCCGGCGGCGGTTTACTGCGATAAAAGAGAAATTGAAATGACGGGCATATGGGGAAGTGGGGAGGGGCAGAGCGAACGCAAGTGCATTATCAAGCCCGATATAGTATGCGACTTTACACAGTTACCTTTCCCGGACAACGCTTTTGCGCTTGTTGTTTTTGACCCGCCACACCTCACAGGGGCAAAAGAAACATCGTGGCTGGTTAAAAAATACGGGAAGCTTGACGACAACTGGCCACAAATGCTGCATGATGGGTTTGCAGAATGTATGAGAGTGTTGAAACCCGACGGAGTGTTGATTTTTAAATGGTCGGAGTACGATATTCAGGCTGAAAAGGTTTGGAAAGCCATTGGCCAAAAGCCACTATTTGGGCACCACAGCGGGAGAAAAAGCAAAACCTTTTGGGGGTGCTTTATGAAACTGGAGGGAAAATGCAAGAACTAATCGACAAAGTACAAGAACTCGTTGCCTTTGAACTGGAGAGGGCTAACACCATCCACCCGCCGAAGTTTAACAGCTATCACGAAGCGTATAAGGAGGAAATTTAAGTGGAGTACAAAGTAGAGGTATTGGAAAAGGCCGTTAAAACTTATGGTTGCATGCATCAGACGATAAAGGCCACAGAAGAATTGAGCGAATTGCTTGTTGTACTGAACAAGTGGCTGGGTATGTCGGAGAACGAAAATATTGCAAAATTTCACGCAAAACACAACATCAGGGAAGAATGTGCCGACGTGGAAATCATGCTTAGTCAGTTAAAGATAATCTTCGGAGACTGGTCTGGCTGGACGCGCTACAAGATGGACAGATTGGAGGATCGGATCAATGCAATCAACGGAACGAAAGAGAATGACCGCTGAAGAGCGGGAATTGTTCGCTGCACTGTTCGCGTTGGATAATATTCTCGACAAGTTTTCCGGAGGATATCAGAGGCTATGTCAGCGCATACCCGGATGCTGGCGGGACTACCGCATAGCGCAGAGCAGGATAGCAAGTGTTATCACAAGGCTGCTGGATACCGTGCCTGTAGAGCAGCTATTGACCGTCAAGCGACAACTCGACCTAACCGAAATCCGCATAGGCATTAAATCCGCAGCGGGCCGGGACAAGAATTACTGGGTGACGAGCTATGACGATCTGGCCGATCTTGCAGAGTACGCCACCAAAACCGAGTGCTTTACCTGTGACGGCGCGAAACATAATTGCCGACTGCGGCAGATATTAAAGGATTTACCCATACAGGGAGTAAGCAACCTTGTTGTGGGGTGCTGGAGAGACGAATGACATGTCCGGAAGCGGAGGGGGGAATGAGCAGTGAAAATACCTGAGAGCGTACGCATTGGTGGCGTGGAATATGCTATTTCTTACGTAGAAAATCTACGGAATGGAAACCAACTTGCATATGGATACATTGATTATGACAACTGCAAGATTGAGCTATCGGCCACAGACGGAATCGGACATCAAAAACGATGTCAAACTCTATTACATGAGATTCTACATGGTGTCCAACAGCACGCAGGGTTGGAGATTGAGAATGAAGAAGCGGTTATAGAAATGTTTGCAAAGGGTATTTATCAGGTGTTACAGGATAACGGCGGCAGATTGTTTGATTTAATGGAAACAGACAAGAAAGGAAAGAGCAATGAAAAAGTACACGCAAGCGGATTTTGACAACTTTGAAGTAGATGAGTATGGCCACAAGATACGATTTGGCTGAATACTACGTTTACAAAGATGAGGAAGAAGACTGCGAAGTATACGAATAATACAACTTTAAGAGCTGTGACAACATGGAGCAGGAGAACATATGACAATTATTGAATGGTTGCGCGATAAAAATTCTACTGAAAACAAAGACAATATTTTAGCCCCATGCATGGACGCACAAACTGCCGTGAATTTCTTGATTGATTACCTTATCGGGGATGATTGGTATGTGGCATATCCTGCTTGTACGGAGCAAGTAAATACAGAAGCGGTTATGTTCATTCTTCAAAAGTTTAGTAGGAAGTACAAAAAGGAGCTAAAAGCATGGAACAGGAGGGTTGACAATGGCTAAAGAGTACATAGAACGAGAAGCGGCTAAGGCGCGCCTTAGAATGTGGATCACAGATTGCGTATTAGCCGGGGACAATGATGAGGCAGACTGTTTCAGGGACTGTATAGACCTCCTTGACAGTATTCCTGCCGCCGATGTTACCCCGGTGCGGCGCGGACGATGGATCGAAGAGGATGGCATACAGATTTGCTCAGAATGCGGCGAAGAACATGAATGGGAAGATTACAGAGCGCCGTACTGCGATACCTGCGGAGCAAGGATGAACAAGGAGGACGGAGAATGAGTAAATATGTAAACGTTGATGCTTTTGTAGAAGCACTTTGTAAGACGCTATCCACATTGAGAAAACAAAAAGATAATACGCCCGAATCAATAGCGTTTCTCAAAGGAGCGCAAGTAGTGGCAAAAGAGTTAATGAAATTTCCTGCCGCCGACGTGGTAGTACGATGTAAAAACTGCGTACACTATCACCCTTGCAAAGCGGAGCTGACTGATGGCAGTGCGCCGGATTGGGGCATCTGCGACCAGCCGTGGTTTAACGATGATAAAAACGACGTTGATGAGATGTTTTACTGCGCTCAGGGCGAACGGAGGGAGGACGGAACCAGCAAAAGGGGCAATGACAATGAGTAAATCCTCATATAAACGTATATCTGGCAAGTCTCACGATGTTCAGTGGCGGTTATATGAGAAAAATTGGATATGTGTTTCAAAGAAATGGGTCAGATGGGCAAAACGATATATGAATCGGGCATTTAGAAGAAACTATGCAGAAGAGAGAGGTAATGAGGAATGACACGTGAAGAAGCAGCAAACATACTTGACCCTGAAATGGATAGTCAATACTTATTGGATTTTATTCGCGAGCACTATGGCAAAAGTGGTGTGGATAATGCACTTTTGTGTGAGTGTGTAGACGCTGAAGCTTGCCATATGGGAGCGGAAGCCCTCCGTGAGCAAAGGGAAGAATTTCCACCACCATGCTATAAACCGGACGGTGGCGGTGATGGATGTGCTTATCAAATCTATGGCCCAGACGATGATGAGCCTATTGAGCGTTGCAAGGCTTGCCCGCTGTGCTATTCAGACAAAATGAGACATCATAAACCGAAAACACCATGCGATTTATGCCTATACAATCCACCATCGAGCGGGGACGGGAAACCATGTACAATGTGTCCGGCCAGCTCTCTACCAGAGACACCAAAGGAGGACGCATGAAAGAATACATAAGCAAAGATAGGGCAAAGCAGTTTGTATGTGGACATTGCAACGAGGTATGCAGCGAAGAACCGTGCGAATCGAGCGATTGTGATTGGATGGCATTTATCGACAAAGAACCCGCCGCCGATGTAGTGGAAGTGGTGCGGTGCAAGGACTGCAAATGGTACTCAGAGTTAGCATGTGGCGAAAGAGAATTATTGGGTAGTCAAGGTTGGTGTAATGAAGTTATGGCGCGGCCTATGCCAAGCAATGGATTTTGCAGCTTTGGAGAAAGGGAAAACAATGGCTAAAGAGTACATAGAGCGAGAAAAGGCGCTGGAAAAGGTTATTGAAGTAAAGCACCACGACCCTGAATTGAGCGGAGTTGTATTGCACAGGTACATCAAGGAAATCGACTTGAAGGATATCCCCGCCGCCGATGTTGCTCCGGCTGTGGAACTTGAAGATTTGAGGGCTAAGTATCAGGCGCTCGTTGCTGAAAAAGACAAGAACAGTGGAGACACGGCTGAAACGTATACAACCGGGTATCGCTATGGTCACAGAAACGGGCAGATTGAATTGCTCCAACAGATTTTGGGCATTTGCGATGGTGTAAGCGAGCCGGAGGAAACAAATGAGTAAAGAATATATAGACCGCGAAGAAGTGATATTGGCAGTAAGACACGCATGGGCAAAGGGACTTGAGCCAACGCAATACATCGAGCAAATCCCTGCCGCCGATGTTGCGGAAGTACGGCATGGACGGTGGATTCGACCACACTGGAAGAACAGTAACTATTGCTGTGACTGTTCGGAGTGTGGCGGGGAGGCGATGCA